CATTAGCATTCCAAAATTCAATAACTATTATTTCTCAAGATAATAAAGTTGGAGCATCGGCAACTGCAGTAGTATCCATTGCGGGAACAGTTACTTCAATTGTAATTAGTGATGGTGGAGTTGGATATACAACCACTCCAACAGTATCAATTTCTCAACCAATTGGATTTGGAACCACAGCAGTACAAAATACTGCTCTTACATCTGTTACTATATCTGGAGGAGTTGTAACAGGAATCGCAGTTACATTTGGAGGAGGTGGTTACATATCTACCATTCCTCCTCAGGTGTTAATTGAATCTCCAAGTATAATTAAAGAAACTAATAATGTTACGTCATATGTTGGCGATTCTGGTGTTATTGTTGGATTTGGAACCACTGCAACTGGCATCATATTTGATCTTTTTATCCCAATGGACTCATATTTAAGAACTACCTCTCTCGCATACCCATCTGGAGTATATGTTGGAACTGCAGTTACGATTAGTGGTATTGGAACTGGTGATTATTTCTTGGTTTACGATTCAAATATTGGATTTGCATCTACATCAATAACATCAAAAGACACTAGTAACAACACTATTGGAATTGGAACCAATTTTATTAATAATGTTTATCAGGTGAAAAGTGTAAGTAATGTAAGTGTTGCAAATACTGCGATTGGAATTGCAACAGTTGGCACTGCAACAACTATGGTAAGAAGAGTTAGTGCAACAGTTAGTGGTATATCAACAATTAGTGGATATTCTGGAGTAGGAATAGGTACTACTACGATTAGTTTTGGTAACTTTAGTTGGGGAAGAATTGAATTAACAACAAGAACAGAAGAAAATTCTTATAACTTCTATGGAACTAATGGCGTTGGTGGAATTTCAACTTCTGGAGTTGTTAAGAGAACTCTTCCGCTCCGATTTAAAAACTATAATATTACTTAAATAAATAATAAAAAAGTTATCATAAAATGGCAGCAATCATAACCGACCAAATTAGAATATTAAATGCAAAGAATTTTGTTGCGGGAGTAAGTTCTTCAACAAATTCTTACTATTCTTTTATTGGTCTACCAAATCCTACTGATATTCAAAGTGACTGGGATACTAATCCCCCATCACCTAGAGACAGTTTTGATGAAGAGAATAATTATTGGGATACTATGATTGCATTAAAAAAAATTAATGCAAGTGATATAAGACAAGTAGTTCAGAAACGTTTTTGGTCAACTGGTACAACTTTTGATATGTATCGCCACGACTACAGTAGATCAAATACTGCAAAAGTTTCTGGTGCAACTAATTTATATTCGGCATCATATTATATTTTGAATAGTGATTATAGAGTTTATATTTGTTTACAGAACGGAACAGATCCTGATAATTTAAATGGAAGACCTTCATTAGATGAACCATTATTCACTGATCTAGAACCAAGATCAGCAGGAACTAGTGGTGATGGATATATTTGGAAATATCTTTATACAATTAAACCAACAGACATTATTAAATTTGAATCCACTGATTTTATGCCGGTCCCTGCTGACTGGGAAACGAGTACTGATAATTCAACAGTTAGAGATAATGCAGTTAATGGATCTATTAAGATTGTAACTATTACAAACAGAGGTGTAAGTGTAGGTCCTGCTAATAGAACTTATACAAGAGTTCCTATTCGCGGTGATGGTACTGGAGCAGAGTGTACAATTGTTGTAAATAATGACCAAAAAATTGAATCAGTTACAATATCTAATCAAGGTTCTGGATATACATTTGGTACTGTTGATTTAGTTGCAGGAAATGTTCCTACAGGTACTACCATACCAACATTTGATGTAATTATATCTCCAAATGGTGGCCATGGAGCAAACATTTATAGAGAGCTTGGAGCATATAATGTTCTGATGTACTCTAGAATTGAAAATGATATCCAAAATCCAGATTTTATCACAGGAAATCAAATTGCAAGAGTTGGAATTGTAGAAAATCCAGAATCATTTGGTTCAACTCAAATTTTAACATTAGATAAAGCAAGTGCAATTTATGCTATTAAATTAACTGGAGTCAGTGCAAATTCTACAACATATAATGCAGATTCATTCATTACACAAACAGTTTCTACGGGATCAACGTCTGTAGGAAGAGTTATTAGTTATGATCAAGTTACTAGTGTTTTAAAGTACTGGCAAGATAGATCCAACTCAGGATTTTCAACAGTTGGAGTTGCAATAACTAATCCATCTTTTGGGTTTGATCAAGTTGAATTTTCAAGTTCTCCTGGCCCCGGAGGAAGTCTTGTAATTACTGGAGGATCCGAAAGTTTATCAATTGATACTGCATTTACGGGTATATCTACTGTGATAAATAATAGGACATATTACCTTGGGCAATCTTTTACAAATGGTCTCGCAAATCCGGAAGTAAAAAAACACTCTGGAAATATTATCTACGTGGATAATAGACCATCAATTACAAGGTCATCAAATCAAAAAGAAGATATTAAAGTCATTTTGCAGTTCTAAAAAATTATGTCTCAACAAACCAATCTCAATGTATCACCATATTTTGATGATTTTGATGCAAATAATGACTATCATAAAGTTCTTTTTAAACCAGGAGTTCCTGTTCAAGCAAGAGAATTAACAACTCTCCAATCAATTCTCCAAAATCAAATTGAAAAGTTTGGACAACACTTTTTTAAAGAAGGTGCAAAAGTAATACCAGGAAATACTGGATATAATGGATTATATTACTGCGTTCAACTACAAAATACTTTTCTTGGAGTTCCTGTTGCAGCATATGCAGATCAACTAGTTGGAACTAAAATAACTGGACAAACTTCTGGAGTAACTGCAGTTGTAGATAAGATTCTCATATCTCAAGATTCTGAAAGAGGAAATATTACGCTTTATATTAATTATTTGGGATCAAGCACCGAAAATAATGAAACTCAACAATTTTCTGATGGAGAATCTTTAGTCACAAATGTCACAATTTCTTCAGGTCTTTTAGGAAATACTTCTATTGCTGCTGGACAACCCTTTGCAGTAACTGTTGCAGTTGATTCTAGTGCAGTTGGATCATCTTTCAATATTACAAATGGAGTTTATTTTATTCGCGGACAATTTGTAAATGTAAGCACAGAAACTTTAATTTTGGATCAATATGACAATAGACCCAACTATAGAGTTGGGTTATTTGTAAATGAACAAATTATTAACTCAGATATTGACGAAAGATTATCTGACAATTCTCAAGGATTTAATAATTATGCGGCTCCAGGGGCAGATAGATTAAAAATATCAGCATCGTTGTTCAAGAAAAGTTTAAATGATTTTGATGATAATAATTTCATAGAACTAGCAACAATTTCTGATGGTATCTTAAGATCCCAAAAAACAACAACTGCATATAATTTAATCGCTGATGAATTAGCAAGAAGAACTTATAATGAATCTGGAGATTATGTTATTACTCCATTTGATATCTCAGTAAAGGAATCTTTAAATAATAATTTAGGAAATCAAGGTATTTTTAATACTGGACAGTTTACTTACGGGGGATCAACTCCATCTGATGATTTAGCAATTTATCAAATATCACCAGGAAAAGCAATTGTTAGAGGATATGAAGTAGAAACGATTAGTCCGACATTTTTAGATGTAGAAAAACCAAGAACTGTTAAAACTTTAGAGAATCAATCAATAAACTACAATACTGGTCCGACATTATCTTTAAATAATGTTAAAGGATCTCCAACTATTGGAATTGGAAATACTTATGTTTTAAGTTTAAGAAGTGAAAGAGTAGGAACTTCAAATACAATTGCACCTGGTAAAGAAATTGGTGTAGCTAGAGTATATGACTTTAAATTAGAGTCTGGATCTTATAGTACATCAAATGCTAACTTAAATGAGTGGGACATCTCACTGTATGATATACAAACAATCACAGAAATTACTCTGAACGAACCAATTACGTTAGCAGTTCCAACTTTTGTTCAAGGAGCAAATAGTGGTGCAAGTGGATTTATTAAGGATGCAGTTTCTGCAAATTCTCTCATAACTCTATATGATACTAAAGGTAGTTTTCTGAGAAACGAATCATTTATTTTTGATGGAATTGAATCTGGACGTGTTGCAATAGCAGTAACTTCATTTGGTATTTCTGATATTAAGTCTGTTTATGGTTTAGTTGGATCTGCATCAACATTTTCAGCAGATTCTGTACAGTCTATAAAATTTAATGTAGGAATTGCTACAATTTCACCACAATCTTCCGGTATTAGTACTGTTACAAGTCCAAATATATCTTTTCCTGGAAATATTATTAAACAAGGAAATTTAATTTCATATAGTGATGTTACGTTATCCGATCCAGTTTTTGCAAAGGTTGTAAGTGTAGGATCTACTACAGTAACAATTACGGGTGTTTCTACTGTTACGGGAATTGCTCAAGGAAGATTACCAACTTCTTTACTACAGGTTACTGATTTTAAAATTTTAACAACTAGTTTAGAGTCATCATCAGACAATACATTATATACAATACTTCCAAAAAATGATATTTCTAATGTAGATTTAACTAATGCAAATATCACTATTAGAAAATCATTTACCGTTGATATTATATCAAATCAACTATCATCCACAGTAAGTGCTGGAACAAATGGAACATTTTTACCTTTTGACGAGGAAAGGTATTCATTAATTAGATCTGATGGTTCTACTGAATTACTAACTTCAGATAGATTTGCTTTCATCAGTGGCGGGACTCAACTTCAAATTTATAACCTAGGAACTAATAATACAGGAGCAACCTTAATTACAACTCTTAGAAAGATTAAACCAAAAGCAAAAGTAAAAAGAAAAAATAGAGTTAACAGTATATTAGTTGATAAATCAAAATATGCTGGTTCTGGTATTGGTGCAACTACATTAAATGATGGTCTTGAATTTGGAAATTATGCTTATGGCACTAGAGTGCAGGATAAGAATATTTCATTAAATGTTCCAGACATCATTGAAATACATGGTATCTTTGAATCTGCAGACACTGCAAATCCATCTGCACCAAAAATGGTGCTTTCATCAATTAATGGTCCAACTAACACGATATTAGATCTCATTATAGGTGAACAAATTTTAAACCAAAATGGAAGTACTATTGGTATTGTTGTCGAAAAACTATCTTCTTCACAAATTTCTTTTGTTTATAAGAATCAAAATATTTTTAAAGAAGGGGAAACTGTAACTTTTAGAGAATCTAATATTCAAGCAGTTATTACTACCTTAGATTCTCCAAGTTTTAACATTTCTTTTAATTATTCTTATTCTACAGGACAAAAAGGAACATTTTATGATTATGGATTTATTACTAGAAAATCAAATGCAATTGAACCAACTAGAAAAGTAAAAGTTTATTTCTCAAGCGGGTTTTATGATTCTTCTGATGATGGTGATATTACAACAGTAAACTCATATAATACGTACAATTACGCAACAGAAATACAATCAGTCAATCAGTTTGCAAACTCTGATATTATTGATATAAGACCAAGAGTTTCCTCGTATCAAGTTTCAGAAAATGCATTTTCTCCATTTGAATTTTATGGAAGAACTTTTAGTGTGTCAGGCAATTCCGCCGCAAATATACTAGCATCTGATGAGGCAATATTAGTTAATTATTCATTTTATTTGGGGAGAATTGATAGAGTTTACTTGACAAAAGATGGAAAGTTTCAAGTAAAATATGGAACTCCTGCAGAAAAACCAGAAAAACCAGTATCTGTTGATGATGCTTTAGAGGTTGCTACTATACAATTACCACCATACTTATATTCAACAATACAAGCATCTATTCAGTTCTTAGAATATAAAAGATATAGAATGGTTGATATTAAAAAACTTGAAAATAGAATTAAAAATTTAGAATATTATACTTCATTATCTTTGCTTGAAACGAATACTGCAAATCTTTTTGTTGTGGATTCTAGCGGGTTGAATAGATTTAAATCTGGATTTTTTGTAGATAATTTTACATCCATTTTAGCACAAGAAAATGGCGTTGAAATTAAAAATAGTATTGATACCAGAAATAAGGAATTAAGACCAAAGCACTACACAAGTTCTATTGATTTAATTACAGGGCCCGTGGAGAATGTAGATCCAACTGAAGATTTGGCATTTGCACTTATTGAAGGTATTAATGTTAGAAAAACCGGAGATATTGTTACTCTAGATTATGTTGAAGTTGAATGGTTAAAACAATCATTTGCAACTAGATCCGAAAGTGTAACTCCTTTTCTTATTAGTTTTTGGCAAGGTACGCTTGAATTAACTCCAGCATCTGATACTTGGGTCGATACTGTAAGACTTGAAGCAAAAATTATTAATACTGAAGGAAATTATGCAGAGACTCTTGCAACTGCAGCAAGAACATTAAATGTAGACCCACAAACAGGATTTGCTCCAACTGTCTGGAATTCTTGGGTTGATAATTGGACTGGACAAGAAATTGTAGAAACTACTAGAACTAATACTACCAGTACTGGGATGCCAGCATTTATTGGATGGTTACCTGGACGATTGAGAGTGCCGAATCCAAGAGGATTTCAAAACATCTTCGGCACAGACACTACAACTACAACTTTAGATACTTTTAGGGAAGTTATTGATACTGGAGTATCTACAAGATCTGGAATCAGAACTGTAGTTACAGAGCAATTTGATAATACATCAGTTGGAGATAGAACTATAAGTAGGGATCTTATTCCATATATGAGATCTAGAAATATTCAATTTATTAATAAGAAAGTAAAACCACTTACACAACTTTATGCATTTTTTGATGGTGTTGATGTAACAAGATACTGTATTCCCAAACTATTAGAAATTAGTATGATTTCTGGTGTATTTGAGGTTGGAGAAACTGTAACTGGTGTAGTAAATCAAACCGGATTAGATCCAAACCTAAGTAATGAAACTGCAAGAATTACATTTAGAGTTGCACAGTCCAATCATAAAGAAGGTCCATACAATATCCCAAATACCACATTCCCAGAAAATCCATATACTAATAGTGTATTATCAGCAACTTATTCATCTACCTCAGTTATTTTAAATATTGATACTTTTTCAATTGCAAACGAACCTCAAGGTTTATTCAGTGGATGGGTAGAAAGTGGAATGGCTCTTATTGGAACTACTAGTGGCGCTCAAGCGACTATTACTAACGTAAGACTTGTTTCTGACTTATCAGCAACTTTAATTGGAAGTTTCTACATACCAAATCCAAATAGTAATATTCACCCTAGATTTGAAACTGGAACCAAAGTATTGAGTTTTACTAATAATAATTTAAACGATCAAGATCTTGCATCAACAATTGCTGAAGAAAGTTTCTCTTCTAGTGGAACATTAGAAACTGTCCAAGAAAATATTATTTCAGTTAGAAATGCAAGGATTGAAAATAAACAAGAATTTGCCGAGAGAGCAATAGCAAGAAGTTCTAGTCAGTTAATTGATAGTAGAGTAATTGCACAAACTCAAAGACAAGGTATTATTGGTTGGTATGATCCACTTGCACAATCATTCTTAGTTGATAATGAGATTGGAATCTTCTTAACGAGATGTGATGTCTTCTTTAGGTCCAAAGATGATATGGATATTCCGGTAACGTTCCAACTGAGAACAATGCAAAATGGATTTCCAACACAACACGTTATTCCATTATCTGAGATAATTTTAGATCCAAATGAAGTTGAAATATCTGGTGATGGATCAATTGCAACCCCAGTGGTCTTTAAGGCGCCAGTATATCTTGAAGGCGGTAAAGAGTATTGTATATGTTTAGCATCAAACTCTACAAAGTATAGTGTTTATATTTCGAGAATTGGTGAAAATGATTTGTTAACTCAGGCATTTATCTCCAATCAACCTTATCTTGGTTCACTATTCAAGTCTCAAAATGCTTCTACTTGGGAACCAAGTCAATGGGAAGATCTTAAGTTTACTCTATACAGAGCAGACTTTATTGAATCCGGTACAGTTGAATTCTATAGTCCACAACTCACTGAAGGAAATAATCAGATTGCTAAATTACTTCCAAATTCTCTCAACTTTAATTCTAAAAAAGTTAGAATTAGTTTAGCATCTACCATTAGTGATCCCAACCTAACAATTGGTAATACAATTTTACAACAGGGAACAAATGCATCAGGAAATTATGTAGGAAATGCAGGAATTGCCACTGGATCACTTAATATCATTAGTGCTGGTATTGGATATACTCCATCTTCAGGTATTGCAACTTTTCCTGGAATTAATTTACAAACAATTACTGGTAAAGGTAGAGATGCAACTGCTACGATTACGATAAACAATGGAGTCGCCATTGGAGCAACTATTACTTCTGGCGGAAGTGGATATCAAATTGGAGATGTTCTTGGTATTTCTAGTATAGGAGCAGTAAACGTTGGTACAAATGCAAGACTTTCACTTTCAAATATTTCCAATCTTAATCAAATTATAGTAGATAATATTCAAGGAGACTTTGTTGTTGGTTCCGCAAATACTATTAAATTTATAAACAATTCAGGTATTACAACATTCCTAAACGGTACTGGTGTTTTAGTTGATGAAATTATTGAAGAAACTGATGGTAGACATATTAGAGTTGATCACAAAAATCATGGAATGTATTTTAATGATAACTTGGTTGTTATTTCCAATGCTCAGTCTGATATCAAACCAACAAAACTAAGTATTCAACTTGCAGCAGACTCTACAGGATCAATATCTGTTGACGATTCTAGTGCTTTTGGTATATTTGAAAATGTTAGTGTTGGAACAACAAACTCGGGATACTTACTTATTGGAAACGAAATTATTGAATATACTTCAGTATCAGGAGGAGTTATTGGTGGAAATATTGTTAGGGGAACAAATCCCACAACTCACCCAATCGGATCTCCTGTTTACAAGTATGAACTAAATGGAGTTTCGTTAAGGAGAATTAATAAAACTCATGACTTAAATGATGTAACTGTTGCAGATCCCATCACTTTCGATTCTTATAATATTAAACTTGATATGTCCAGTGATGGTGTAGATAGAAGTGTTGGAACTAGTTTTCCAATTCTTTATTCAAATCAAACAAAATCGACGGGTGGATATAACATTAGAGCAACTCAGAATATGCCCTTTGAAATTATTACTCCACTTGTTCAAAATCTAACTGTGCAGGGTACTTCTCTAAGTGCTGAAGTAAGAACAATAACTGGGCAAAGTATAAGTGGAAATGAAATTCCATTCACTGATATTGGTTTTGATCCTATTACTATTAATGCGCCCAACTACCTTGACAGTACAAGAATTATTGCATCAAAGGTAAATGAAGATAATAAACTATCAAATTTACCTGGCAATAAATCAATGAATATGAGATTGACTCTAAGTACTGTTGATTCAAGAGTTTCTCCTGTTCTCGATACTCAAAGAATAAGCACAATATTAACTTCAAATAGAGTCAATAGTGTGATTGAAAATTATGTAACTGATGCCAGAGTTGATACGATTGATGAGGATCCATCAGCATTTCAATATATTTCAAAAGAAATTACTTTAGAAAATCCTGCTTCTTCAATTAAAATTATATTAGATGCTTACATAAATTTTTATTCAGACATTCGTGCATTCTATTCGATCAGTGAAAATTCAAACTTTGATCCCATCTTTACTCCATTTCCTGGATATACAAATCTTGATACAAGAGGTGAGATTATAAACCTTGAGGACAATAGTGGTTTGTCTGATAAATTTACATCACAAACAAACTCTACTGGATTTACTTCCTCGGATCTTGACTATAGAGAATATACATTTACTACAGATCAATTACCATCATTTAGATCATATAGGATTAAACTTGTTATGACATCAACTAACCAAGTTTATGTCCCTAGGGTGAGAAATCTACGAGTAATTGCACTTGCCTGATATGGATTACATTAAAGTAAAGGGTCACGATCACCTGATTCGGGATCCTAAAACTAATTCAATTCTTAATACTAATATGTCCGAGTATAATGAATATATTTCTAAAAGAGATTCTAAATTAAAAGAAAATGAGAAGGTAAATAATCTCGAATCTGATATCACCAATATGAAAGAAGATTTGGATGAAATTAAATTTTTACTTAGGAGATTGATTAATGAATCCTGATTCTATAGAACTTTCTAATTTAACAAAAAGTTTTGAATATGTAAAGTTCAGCAATCAAATAGATTCTATTGATAATATTGAAGATCTTAAAAACCTTGCAAAGTGTTATTTTAAATTATACTTAAAGCAACAAGAGATTGTTTCTGAATGGTCAGTATCAAAACCATAAATATTTCTAAAGGAATAGTAATAAATGGCGCAACCATCAACTAGACAAGAACTCATAGATTATTGCAAGAGGAAGCTTGGAGCTCCTGTACTTGAAATTAATGTTGCCGATGAGCAAATTGACGACTTAGTTGATGATGCAATTCAATTCTTTCAAGAAAGACATTATGATGGTGTTTATCCAACTTTTTTCAAATATAAAATCACAGCAAATGATATTGCTAGAGGAAAAGGAACATCAGGTAATACCCCAGTAGGAATTGTAACTACTACCGCAACAGCAAATATTGTAGGAACGGCAGTAACTTTTTCATACACAGAAAATAGCAATTATTTACAAGTTCCACCAAATGTTATAGGTGTGAATAAGATTTTTACTTTTGATGGATCAAATACTACAACTAATAGTATGTTTAGTATTAAATATCAATTATTTTTAAACGATATTTATTACTTTGGAACTACAGAACTTTTAAGTTATGCAATGGTTAAGACATATTTAGAAGATTTAGATTTTCTTTTAAATACACAAAAACAAATTCGTTTTAACAAAAGACAAGATAGATTATATATCGATATTGATTGGGGATCAGTTACTGAAAATCATTATCTTATTATTGATTGCTATTCAACATTAGACCCAAATGATTATGCTAGAATTTATAATGATTCTTTTATAAAACCATATTTAACCTCACTCATTAAACGTCAGTGGGGACAAAATATGATGAAATTTACTGGTGTTAAACTTCCGGGTGGAGTTGAGTTAAATGGAAGACAAATGTATGATGATGCACAAAAAGAAATAGATGTTTTAATGGAAAAAATGTCTAATACTTATGAACTTCCACCATACGACATGATTGGTTAAATTATGCTTAACCCATTTTTTCTTCAGGGATCTAAATCAGAACAAGGTCTAATTCAAGATCTTATAAATGAACAACTACGAATGTATGGGGTTGAAGTTTATTACCTTCCAAGAAAATACCTAACAGAAAAAACAATCATTAAAGAAGTTATCGAATCTGCATTTGATAATGCATATCCAATTGAAGCATATGTTGAAAACTTTGATGGGTATGGAGATAACACAACAATATTATCAAAATTTGGTATTCAAGCACTTAATGAGTTAACAATCATAATTTCAAAAGAAAGATTTGAAGAGTATATAACACCACTGATTAAAGATCAATCAAATATTAAATTATCTTCAAGACCTAAAGAAGGAGATATAATTTATTTTCCATTAGGTGATAGATTGTTTGAGATTAAATTTGTTGAACACGAACAACCTTTCTACCAACTTCAAAAGAATTATGTTTACACTTTAAAATGTGAACTGTTTAGATATGAAGATGAAGTTATTGATACGGGCGTTTCTTTTATTGATGATAATATTGGTGGAAGTGGTGGTGAGCAAGACTCTGCACAAGCAGGAGCAATACAAAAATTGAATATGGTGGGTACTGGAATTACGGCTAGTGCAATTACTACTATTGTAAATGGTGGTATTAGATTTTTCACTGTTACAAATAGGGGAAGTGGATACACTTATTCACCAAGAGTTGCAATATCCTCAGCACCCGGTGGTGGAGTAACTGGTATTGGATCAGCAACCTTAATTGGTGGAATTGTTGTTTGTACTGATAGTGCAAATCCTGCAACAAAATCAGTACAATCAATAGAAGTCATCAATCCTGGAATGGGATATACAATTGCTCCTAAAGTATTAATTTTTGGAGATGGATCCGGAGCAACTGCAACATCTACTATTGGTGATGGTATTGTTGGAGTTATTACAGTAACAAATTCTGGTGGAGGGTATGTAAATTCACCATCAATTGTATTTACAGGAATTTCAAGTGTTTCAGCTGCTGCAACAGCAGTTGTAAGTTCTGCGGGATCAATTACTCAAATTAGAATTATAAATGCAGGACTTGGATATACACAACCACCATCTATTACTATTGGAAACCCAGCACTTTCTTCACTAGGTAGTTACACTTTTAATGAAATTATAACTGGATCTACAAGTGGGACAACTGCAAGAGTTAGATCTTGGAGTTCTGTAACTAATGTATTAGAAGTTTCGAAAGTATCGGGAGAATTTATTGCGGGAGAAACACTTGTAGGAACTGCATCAAGTGCTTCCAGAACACTAAGATCTATTGAAGTTTTTGCAGTTAAGGATGGATATTCTGATAATGAAACTATAGAGGAGGAAGCAGATAGTATTATTGATTTTAGTGATGCAAATCCATTCGGAATGCCATAGTATAAATACTAGTTATTACTTGGTTAACCGATAATATCGGAACTTAAAAAAATGTTTGAATATTTCTATCACGAAATTTTAAGAAGAACAGTAGTTTCTTTTGGTTCTTTATTTAATGAGATTAGTATTAAACATACAGATAATTCTGGTAATGTAAAAAGTGTAATTAAAGTACCTCTTGCATATGGACCTACACAAAAATTTCTTGCAAGATTAGAACAATCTCCAGATTTAAATAAACCGGTTCAAATTACATTACCAAGAATGTCATTTGAGTTTACTGGTTTAACATATGATCCAACCAGAAAATCTACAACAACTCAAACTTTTATTGCAAAATCTGCAGTTGACGGGACTGAAACTAAAAAAGTTTATCTTCCAGTCCCATATAATATGCAATTTGAACTTAGCATAATGTGCAAGTTAAATGATGATGCTCTTCAAATTATCGAACAAATACTTCCATTTTTTCAACCATCATATTCAATGACAATTGAATTAGTTGATATTATAAATGAAAAAAGAGATATTCCTGTAATTCTTGAAAATATTACAATGCAGGACGATTATGAAGGTAATTTCACTACAAGAAGAGTTCTTTTATACACATTGAGATTTACTGCAAAAACCTATCTTTTTGGTCCAGTTTCTTCTGCAACAAGAGATATCATCAAAAAGGCTACTATTGGATATATTACTGGTGGTACTACAGATTCTCCAACAAGAGAAGTTGTTTATTCAGCAGAACCAAGAGCAATCAAGAACTATACTGGTATAGTAGTAACAAATCTATCAAAGGATATTACTACAGAAGATACTTTAATTGCGGTTAATAGTGTTGGATCTATTGTTGTTAATTCATATTTAGATATTGAAGGGGAAGAAGTATTTGTAAAACGAATATCTGGAAACGTTCTTACAGTTGAGAGAGGTAGGGATGACACCCCAATTACTTCACATCTTTCTGGAGCAGAAGTTAAGTCAATCACTACAGCAGATAATGTTTTAATTGAGGAAGGTGATGATTTTGGATTTAGTGGATCTGCATTTTAAAGAGTATGAAAATGACAAAAAAATTTGATAAACTTAATGAAACTTTTAATGTAGATGGTGATATAATTCCAGTTGAATCTGAAACTGTAATAGAAAAAGTAGAAAAAATATCATTAGTTGTAGATGATATTAAAAAAGATTATGATTATACTAGAGGAAATTTATACTCTTTAATTGAAAAAGGTCAAGAAGCAATTAATGGAATTCTTGAACTAGCACAAGAATCTGAAATGCCTAGAGCATATGAAGTTGCGGGGCAGCTTATTAAGAATGTGGGAGATATTACAGATAAATTATTAGATCTTCAAAAGAAAGTAAAAGATATTGAAGAGGATAAGCCAAAGGGACCAACTACAGTTAATAATGCACTTTTTGTTGGATCGACTGCAGAACTAGCAAAACTTTTAAAACAACAATCTCAAGAAGCAAAAGAGTAATAAATATAAAAAGATATAGTTAAAAACCTAAACCATAAAAAGTTGTGAAAAAAATTACAGAAACTTCTAAATTAAACATTTCTTTAGTAGAAACAATTTTAAGTGAAGAAAAGTGTGGTAAAGGAATGTATTGGTGTAATACAAATAAAGAATGCAAACCTCTTCCAAGTGGATTTAATACTCCTGGACAAACAATAAAACCAACTGAAGTGGGTATTGGTAAACCGGTTGCTGAGGGTTCTTGCAATCATACTAAGAAAGGTAAATTTTGCTCAGTTCACGGAACAGACCAGTGTCCAATGAGTGAAGAGAAAGACCCTAAAGGACCGGTAAAATCCTACAAATCTCCAGAAGAACTCGCCAAGAAGCACAGAGTATCAGTAGAAGAAATTAAAAAGCAATTGGAAATTGGAACTAAAGTTGAATTTGAGCATACTACAAGTAAAAGTTCCGCAAGGATTACTGCACTTCAACATTTGGATGAAAAACCGGATTATTACACAAAATTGAAAAAAATGGAGACTCAAAAAGAAAGTAATAATTGTGTACCAGAACAAACATTAGTTGACAAAATTCTTGGAGAAATTCAAGAGGCATCAAAATCTGGTGATGATTCTCTGCATGATTGGTTTGCAAAAAGTAAGTCATCTGATGGAAAGCCTGGATGGGTTCAGTTGGGTGGTAAATATGCAGGAAAACCATGTGCAAAACAACCAGGACAAACTACTAAACCAAAATGTGGTAGTTCTAAAATGGCATCAGAGATGTCTCCAGAAGAAGAAGAAAAAGCAGCAACAAGAAAAAGAAGAGAAGATCCAAATCCAAATAGAAAAGGAGAGGCAATTAACGTGAAAACTGAATCAAAGATTTATGAAAGTCATAAAGAGATTGCAAGTGGAAAAAAGAAAGATCGTGAAGGGTACATGGCAAGAACTCAATTAGATACTATTAATAAAGCAGTTGTTTCTTTGAAAAAAAATATTAAAAAAGGTGATACACAATTACCTGCGTGGGTTCAATCCAAGATCACTAAATCTGCAGATTATATTGATACCGCAGCAGATTATCTGGATAGTGATGAAATGAGTGAAGGTAAAAAAGATGCTTGTTATACTAAAGTAAAATCTCGTTATAGTGTTTGGCCTTCAGCATATGCATCAGGAGCACTTGTAAAATGCCGTAAAGTTGGTGCTGCGAATTGGGGAAATAGTAGTAAAAATGAAGAGATTGTTCATGAAGGTGATTTTTGGCATCCAGATCCAGAAAAAGACAAAAAACTTGGAGGTCCTGGGCCTAATCAACGTGCTCGTGAGGATCGTGCTGCAAAACCAAAAGAAGATTCTAAAAAATTACGTCCAGGTGAATCTTATATGGATTATGCCAAACGTAAACAACGAGGTGAATCATTTGTTCCTGGTAAATTAGAAAATTTATCACCAATTTCTTTAAAGGTTCTAGAAGATTTAAATCTTGATGAAAAGTGCTGGTCTGGTTATAAGAAAAAAGGCATGAAAACAATGTTTGGAAAAAGATATCCAAATTGTGTAAAAGTGGAAGAAGCAACTCGTCTACAAGCAGATACTGGAAATATAATCGCAGTTATTCTTTCATGGAGAGGTAAAACATACTCTGTTAGAATGTTTTTTCCACAGGTTGGAATGCCAAATAAAAATGATATAACTGCAGAAATTCAAAAAATTTATCCAAGTGCATTAGTTCTTCAGTATAAAGTTTCTTCACTTCAACCAGGAATGCCTTTGATTCAAGTTGTAAACTCAAAGTCAAAAAATTATAATATGAATGAAGAGTCTGCTGCATGGCAAAGAAAAGAAGGTAAAAATCCCGAAGGTGGTTTAAACAAAAAAGGAATTGCTTCCTATAGAGCACAAAATCCGGGATCAAAATTATCAATGGCAGTTACAACAGAACCATCAAAATTAAAACCAGGATCAAAAGCAGCAAATCGTAGAAAATCATTCTGTGCCCGTATGAGTGGAATGCCAGGACCTATGAAAGATGAAAAAAGTCGTCCAACAAGAAAAGCATTATCCTTAAGAAAGTGGAATTGTTAATATAAGGAGGTTTTATTATGGCTACTAATAATGATGTTTATCTTGGTAATCCGTTACTAAAAAAAGCAAACACATCAATTGAGTTTACTCAAGAACAAATTATTGAGTTTATGAAGTGCAAAGATGATCCGGTATATTTTGCAAAAAATTATGTAAAAATTGTAACCTTGGATCATGGATTAATGCCGTTTGAGCTTTATCCATTCCAAGAAAAACTTGTGAAAAGATTTCATGAGAATAGATTTAATATATGCAAAATGCCTAGGCAGACTGGTAAAAGTACTACTGTGGTATCATATCTTCTTCATTATGCAGTTTTTAACGATAATGTAAATATTGGTATTCTTGCAAACAAAGCAGCAACCGCAAGAGAACTTTTAGATCGTCTTCAAACTGCATATGAAAATCTTCCTAAGTGGATGCAGCAAGGTATTATTTCTTGGAACAAGGGTTCACTGGAACTTGAAAATGGAAGTAAAATCTTAGCTGCTTCTACTTCTGCTTCTGCGGTTCGTGGTATGTCTTTTAATATTTTATTCTTGGACGAATTTGCGTTTGTTCCAAATCACATTGCAGAATCATTCTTTGCATCGGTATATCCAACAATTACTTCAGGTAAGAATACAAAAGTAATTATTGTATCTACTCCACATGGTATGAATCATTTCTACCGAATGTGGCATGATGCTGAAACTGGTAAAAATGGATATGTCTTTACTGATGTTCATTGGAGTGAAGTTCCGGGGAGAGATGAAGAATGGAAGAAGCAAACAATTGCAAATACTTCAGAGCAACAATTTAAAGTAGAATTTTTATGCGAATTTCTTGGATCTGTTGATACTCTCATTGCACCATCTAAGCTCAGGAACTTCGTGTATGACCACCCTAAGACCCGTAACGCTGGTTTAGACGTTTATGTGGATCCAAGTGAGGATTGTGATTACGTAGTCACTGTAGACGTTGCTAGAGGGGTTGGAAGTGACTATTCCGCAT